TTTTAACAACAGGATTATCAATATCAAAATCTATGTATTGATCTAGTCTGAGTCCTATCTGTTTTGTTGCGTGTTCTATTCTCCATTCTTCTTTCGTAATCTTAAAATCCGGATCGGACCACTTCTCGACCACACTCTGCTTTGTATCGCAGGGTATGATCACCCGTCCCAGATCTATCCAATCCTCATACGTAACCGGAGCTTTTATAATCTTATCATTCATAAATTAAAAGTGGGCGTATCCACTCTCGCTTAGACGCCCACTACCTAGGATCTTATAAATTTAAAGATTTTTTAGTTTGC